GAAACTAAAAAATGTGACATTTGTGAATCTAAGATACCAGAAGGTCATAATGTCTATAAGTTTATTAATAAATTTAATGTTCTTTCTTCAGAAGGAAAAACTTTTAGTATTAATAACAATATTATCAAAGAAAATCAAGAAATTTGTCGAAGATGTTTGGGTAATCTAGAGTTACTAATTTTGAATCAAGATAATAATATGATAGATTTAGTAAAACTTAAAAATTATGATTCCTATGTTAAAGATTTCTTTCAAGTAGTTGGCGAAGAACCAATAACTGTCTATTTAAAATCACATTATAAAGATAAAGATGAAATTAAAAAATTAGGAGGAAGATGGGACGGTAGGAAAAAGTCTTGGTATTTTACCTATACTAACAGTACATCTTCAAAAGTTGATAAATTTCAAAAATGGATTGTAATGGATGCTTAAATTATTTTATGATCAGAAGTTTGAAACGAGTCTAGACACATTGTTTAACTAAACCAGATAATATAGTAAAAACAACACCTCTTATTATTAAAGATGGTATTGGAGAGTCGATCGTATTTAAACCAGGAATATACATGATAAATAATCTACTAACTTTTTTATGAGCTAATAAAGAGAATAAAAGAATCATAATTAAATATTCTTTAGAGTTAACTAATAATGTTTGGTATAAAGATTTCTTTTCAAGTCCAACTGGTATTTCTAAGTGTTCTTGTTTAACAACGGTTGGTGGTTGATAATTTGGCACCAGGGTAGGTTGGTGTACATATTGATGTCCTATAGTAGGATTATATGTTAGATTTACTGGTTGAGGTACATTTGAATTAATATTTCCAATTGTTTCTATGTTATTTTCAACATTACGCACCAAGTTATTAATATTATTCGAAGGTTGTTGCAATGAATTAATGGGAGTTGCCATATCATAATTTGAACGATTCATTATAAAATATTTAGAAAATATTTTTTAAAATTAATCTTTTTTATTATGTTCTCTCCACGCATACTCCAAAACCTTATACTTATTTTTAATGATACGTCTATCTAGTGAATCTTTTTCCTCCTCAATCCATCTTTTCTGTAAACCAAAATTTTCTAAACTTTTTGATAATTCAATTATTTTTTCTACTTCGTCTAAGGTTAAATTTCCACGATATTCTTTACAAATATTAGTAAAGAAAACAGCATATTCTACTTTACCTGAAATTAATTTATTAGAAATTTCATTTCCAAATTCACTTGGTAAATACCATATATTTAAATTATGATATAAGAATGATAATTCTTTTTTTTTAAAATAGTCTTCTTCAAATAAATTTTTACAAAAAACATCCATATCTCCTCTTACAACTTCTTCTCTTAGTTTTCCATCTTCAAAAATTACAACTTTAGTATTAGCACGCGAATCTAATATTTCAAATAAATCATTTTTAGACATTTTTTCTAGAACCATTTTTTTATCTTCATTATTTGGTATATTAGTTTTTAAAACAATAGCATTACCATAAATTTTTTCAGCTTTAGTATTAATCATACTACCAAACTGATTTTCCTTTTCTATAATTCTATTTTGTTTAGATCGAACATCTAAAAATAGTATTTCATAAAAATATTCAGGTTTATCATAAAAAACTTGAGTTACAATATTTCTATCTTCTGGGTCATAATCATCAATGTTAAAATTTTCAGCTATTTTTTCCATAAAATCATCAGAATTCGCTTGTACAATTTTAATAAAATCTTCATTAACAAGTTTAGTGACATAACCAGGATTGTTATAATCATAAGATTGAATGTTATTTGGTGAAATAATCATCATTTCAAAAGATTCGTTGGTTTCAAATTTTATATCTGACATATTATTAACAATACTTTCCATTAAATTAATATTACATCTTTCTTTTAAGTGTAAAAGTATTTGATATATTTTGTCTCCTGATATTAAAAGTTCAGTTTCTTGTCGACAACTTATCCAATACGAACATATCTATTAGTATTTTTTGTTGTTTCTAAAAAGTTACCTAATATTGGAACACCATACCCGTAAGTTCAGAAGATGACTCATATTTTTTTTAATAGATAACATTATTCCAAAATTCGTTATCTATTAAATTATTGTTTTTTTTCTTACCCGGTTATCGTCACAATATTTTGTCATCTTTTTATCATTAGGATTTAACCCTACTATATGACAAATTATTTTATTATCATTTAATAATCAGTTTCTACTGTTTTTTCAATCCTAAATATATGTTTAGTTCAGATGTAGTAATTTTTATAGGTATGTTCATTTGACTAGTTTATTCAACATATGGTCTAAATAATGTTGTAACCGTTTCAAAAGTATTCTCGTATTACATTTGGATGTTGTCCCAAAACCCAAACTATTATCAATTAAAATGTAATAATAAAAAAAGCTTACCCGCGTTAAAGTCAATATATTCCATCTATATAATGATATAAAATTTGTTTAATTTACTTCTAAATTATAAAAACATTTTAATAAACCTAATTCTATGGTAACTTCTAAGTAAATAAAATTATCATGATAAATTACTGAATTATTATTTAAATCAAGTTTAAATGAATGATTCTTTGATGGATTATTAATATTGATAATATCCATACCTAATGAACTATATTTATTAAATGATATACCATCACTTGTGGTAATTAAATTATCACATTTAGTATTCTTAATTTTTTTAATTTTTTTAGACTTTTTTTTATGCGATACTAGTTTTATATCAAATATATAAAAATCTTCTTCATTATCTGTAATTGAGCATAAATATTTTGAAAAACTTCTGGATTTTTTTATTTGTGGAGTTAAGGTGTAAGACATTAACTAAACTTATATAATATATAAAGAATATATTTTTAACTGTAGATACATTTAATTTGGTGGTGAAATGAAGATTGTATTAAAATCTACACCTGTCAAATAACAAGTACAAATTGCATTACCATTATTATTTTGTGAAAATTCAATATAAAAATTTTCATCTTTTTGAGTAAAAGTTGAAGAATTATGAGATATTTCTCCAAACATTGAATATGTATTATCAGTCATTGGTAATTCAGTGACATTCACACTAAAATTATTTAAATTGTTATAGTTAATATCATCATCTATATCAACTATGTAAGAGTACTTGTTACTTTCAAGTTTGTTAAATTTCATCAAGCTTCCATTTTTAAGAGTTATATCTAGAGAAAATATATAAGTTCTTTTAGGTCCCGGACCAGGAGGGTCTGAAAAACTATAACAAGTTTTGGTATAATTAATAGGTATAGGTTTTGTCTCACTAACTAAATTACGAGTAGACATATATTAATATTAATATTTTTTTTTTAACTAAATATCGAACAAAATTTTTTTATATGTTTTTTTATTTATTGTCATTTAACCAACTTTTAAAGTATATTTCTGAACTGATTGCGTTAATCAATGTAAAACATAATATTACAACAATAAATATGTTTAGACAAGTATTTTGGATATGATTATCAATTTATATTGTCCAGAATCAAGTATATATAATATGGATTGACTTCAATTTTGAATAACAAATTTACTGATCTAGTTGTTGCAAATATACTTGAGAAGATATATGGATGCAGAAGAAATTGAGTGTATTAAAAAATATACTATTGATACTTCCAGTTATAAATTTTATATGATTGAACCACCATTTATTAGTTATGACTTAATACTTTTAGCTGAAGATACAATCATTTAATAAAAATAAATGAAATTAATTTTGTTTAAGTAATATTCTTATCTATACAATAAAGATGAACTATAACAATGTTATATTAATTGACACTTCTTACACTAGTTTTTATCGATTTTTTGCTACTAGAACTTGGTATTCAATGGCTCATAAAGATGACTTTAAGGAAATCAAAGATTTAAAAAATTATAATTGGTTAGAAAATAAAACGTTTATCGATAAATATGAAAAAATGTATTTAGATTCAATAAAAAAACTAACATCTGCCAAAGTTTTTAAAGATAGTTTAGTTATTTTTGCAATAGACCCACCTCAACAAACAATTTGGAGAATGGAAGAGAAGTCTGATTATAAAGATGGTAGACAAGATTTAACAGAAAAACATAATTTTAAACCTGTATTTAAACATACCTATAATATTTTAATACCTGGATGGGTAAACGAAAATAAAAATTTTATTGTGATAAAACAAGATAAGATAGAAGCAGATGATGTCATAGCACTTTCTTGTAAGTATATTCAATCAAATTTTAAAAATAAATCAATATACATAGTATCGGGTGATGAGGATTTCCTACAATTAGGTAATGATGATGTATATTTTGCTCAGTATAAAAAGAAAAAGGTTTTTCAATTAACAAAAGAAGAAGCAGTATTGGCACTTGTAAAAAAAATAATAGAAGGAGATTGTTCTGACAATATAGAATCTATTTTTAAGGGGAAAAGGGTTAAAAATAAGAAAGATTTAATCAATGACCCAAATTTGTTACAAGAATATTTAGATAAAAATGTAAATATTAAGGAAAAATTTATAAAAAACCAAAAATTAATTGACTTTAATTATATTCCAAAGAAATATACTACTAAATTCAATAATATTATTAAAAAATTGTTACTATAACTTATTTTAAAAATATTATTAAAAAATTGTTACTATAACTTATTTTAAAAATATTATTAAAAAATTGTTACTATAACTTATTTTAAAAATATTATTAAAAAATTGTTTCTATAACTTATTTTAAACCATAATATTTTTAAAATATAGTTCAACTTAATGACAACTAAAATTATAAATCATGAAGGTGTAAATAAGTTATTTTATTTAATTAACAACGAAACAGAATTTATAGATTATTTATTAAATAAAAGTTCAAGTGTATATAATACTAATAATAATTATATATTAACATGCGATATTTATTGGGATAGAATTAACCATAATTTCTATCAACCAATATATAAGTTTACTGGAATTTTTGATGGTGATAATCATAAAATTCATAATTTTAAATTAATATCAAATCCTGAAAATAAATATGTTGGGTTATTTAGCGAAATTACTAATGCAACTGTTAAAAATTTAAAATTAAATACCAACTTGGATATTAAAGTTAAATCTAATGTTGGGTGTTTTGCTGGTATATCAATAAATTCTATATTTTATAATTGTGAGATTAAAGGTAGAATTAATATTAATGCTACAAATGGGTTTAACGTTGGATTATTTATTGGAGAAATGATAGATTCATATGCTGATAAAATATCAATATATATTAATAATTCAGTTTTACGAGGTTCTAATAACGTTGGTGGTTTTATTGGAACAATTATTAATTCTCAAGTTAAAGAATCATTTATTTGTGGATATTTAACAATTATTGGTATAAAATCTAATGAAATATGCAATAATCAATCAAGATATATTGGTGGGTTTATTGGATATTCTATGAGAAATTCGTTTATTAAATGTCGTGTTAATTTCAAAGGTAGTTTAGTTGGTTATGAATATGTATCTGGATTTGTTTCTATAGATAGTAGTTCGGAATTTAAGGATTGTTGTATGGAAATAACTGGCGGTATTAATTCTTTTAAATATACATCTTTATTTTGTAGTGAAACGGTAGATGTTGAAGATAAAATAAGTATATTTTGTAATTGTCAAATTAATAGAAAAACTCAAATAAATAATGATTTAGTAATAATCACCAATATTATAAAATATGAAAAAATAGCAAATACAAAATTCAAAGTTACATTTAAGGACGGTGTCTATCCTAAATCGTATATTAAATTATTTGACCTAGAAAATAAGTTATTAAAAGATAATTCTATTATTTATAAAATTCTTGATTATATATTAACATGTAGACAATTAGAGAAAATGAAGATAACCAACATAAATGTTAAAACAGAAAATGAAGTACTATATAAAATAAAAAAAATGTTTGAAATAAAATGGAGTAGATTATCAGATAATAATAAAAAATTATTTTTAAATATTGGATTTAATGAAAATAGTTTTAATTGTATAGAATTTCCTGAAATAATATTTAATGAATTAAATAAAAATCAAAAGATATCTGCATTAAAATTAGGATTTAATCAAAAGATATGGGATAATAAATTTGTTCAACGAGTAAGTGTTTTTAAAAGTGACTATGATTTTTCAAGATTTTATGGGTTAGAAATGGGTATTAGACATATTTTAACTTTTAACATTGAAATAGAAGAAATGTTATTAACAATTCCAGATTATATTAGAAAAATAATATTAACAGAAATAAAAGAATTTATCATTGAAGAGTTAGAATTTGATTTAATACATAATTTACCATTAAATTCAAATAATGTAAAGATATATTATACCGATACACAAGTATTAAATATTATGGTTATAATTAATCATATAGAAGATGATTGTGAGTATGATGATGTATATGATAATAATAC